ACTCACTGACCCGAATCTGAATCGCACGATCCCGAAGTACCGGCATTGTGGGACGGCCAGCCCCCGACTCCTGATATTCCATTTCGGACGGCTCGACCTTTTTTCCGCTGGACATGAAATAGTGATTGTCACGCGGCTTGCATTTGCCCCTGCGTTTACATATTCCGCTCGGAATTGCGGCGTCCATGGCCTCTGCCTTTTGGCGGCCCACTGAATCGCCTTGTTGGGCTATCCGCGAAACTACAGAGATACAGTGTAGGCAGGCGGTGCCATCGAAGGCCCACATTACCGTTGCTCTTTTCATTTTGACCCTCGGCCTCACCGCGCTAAAGTCGGGATTTCATCTTGGGCTTCGAGTTCGTCGATGCAATCCCAAATCGAATTACCATTTATCGGCGTCATCAAGCAGAATCGACCGCCGTTGGCTACACATGCCCATTGACGGCCATATCCATCGCCCCCCCCACGAATACAAATTTGTCATTTTCGTCTCCCGTATCAGTGGTTGCCCCGATGCCGGGGCGTGGTAGTTAATTGAAATTTTTTAAGTTTGCCGAGTACGGCATTCCTGTTTCGGTGTTTTTGACGCACTGGCAGTGTGTCCAGTCTCGTGTAGAGGGATTCGCCACTCGGCCAATGCCATGTTCGCGAATTGACGCCAAGTACCTGCGAGGGTCGTGCCCGTTGAAAGGTATAATGTTCATTTTCGTCTCTCCTATTTTGGCCAGCGCCCGTTGCGCCGACCATGTGTGTATATTGCCACACTATATATTTATTGCAACACAAATTTATCAATTATTTTAAGAAATATTTGTGTGCGCAGTGACACAAACGATATGTATAGATTTGGCCGGTTTTCTATACACATTGACCAAATATGTATAGATAAATTGGCATATTTATTGCCGATTGATCAATTTTTGACCATTTTGATCAATTTTTATCCAGTCGTGAACAAAATTTGGCCACCATGCTTGAAATTCGACCACGAACAGCGACACAATGCGGAAAACCATTGACAGAGGGTTGCAACATGAGTAGCGGAAGAAGCAAGGGCAAAAAGCGTCGTGGTGGTGGTGGCGGTCGGTGAGGGCGAATTACCTCAAAATTGTGCTGCTCTGGCTATCATGCTGGGCGCTCCCACGCTACGCCGATGTGTGGCCAGACTCGCTATTCCCGCTGATGCAATCGGCGGTAGCCGCCCTGCTGCTGTGGGGCGTGTATCAACTGACCGATGAGCCATGGCGGAAATGGTTCGGGGTTGCAGTCACATTCCAGATATTCCTAAACCTGGGTGACGCAATCAGCGATTACGATCCGGGTCAATACAACGCGATACAGGCCGCGCTCAACATCACTGAGATCAGCATCATCCTGCTGATTGGATTACCCACCCTGATTCTGAGGATGCGGCAAAATGGAATTGATAAACGTGGCGGGCAATCTGGCACTGTTATTTTTCGCAGTGCAAATACTAGCCCCAGATTTCAGGGGCGGCACGGTGGCTGATGTAACTTTTTTAGACAAGCTGCTAGGCGCACTCGCCGGGTCTGGCACCACAGTGTTTTTTTCGTGGGGTCGCGATGGATGGATCAAGCGAGCATTGCGATTCTGGTCGGGCATTTTCGTAGCCATTTCCGGCACTGGCGCAACTATCGAATTACTGGGACTGCAAAACAGCATTGAGATGAACAGGTTCGTTGCATCGGTGTTGAGTTTCACCGGCTACGCAATCCTGCAATTTCTACTCAGCAAAGAGCTTCACGAAATGCTGAAGTCGAGGATTCGGAAAAGTGGCTAAGACGATCTACCTCACGACTCAATCTACAGCAGTGCCCACAATCCGGTGCACTGATGACGATGCGCAGACAGTGCGCATTGATGCGAGTGCGTGGGCTGAGGATAACGGGACGGTGACTAGCGCGACATGGGCGGTCGATTCCGGCAGTGCAACAATTTCCGGGCAATCGCTAGATAGCAATGTAGCGAGTGCCCTAATTACGACTGCTGACGCTGGTCGCTCAGTGATAAAAGTCACTCTGACAGACGGCACGCGAACAGTAGTGCAGCGAGTTATTATTTTTGCAGTGTCCACGTATGTGGGGACTATTGATTATGGGATGGTGTGCTGACATGGCAACCGGCGAAGCTGGGCGACCAACAAAGTTGACGGACGAGGCTAGGGCCTTTGCGCGCTCTTATGTTGAGGGCGGTTGGGAGGCTTGTGGTCACGCAATTCCCTCAATTGTTGGCTTGGCAAAAGAGCTGAAATGCTCTGACGCTACAATGTATTTGTGGGCTGATAAAGACGAGGAAATGAGCGGCATCATGCGCCGCATCGTCAGCGATCAGCATTTTGTGCTGCTGAATCGTGGGCTGACGAAACAAATTTCTGAGCCGATTTGCAAACTAGTATTGGGTAAACACGGCTATCACGACATGAGTCGTTCCGAGCTTGTCGGCGATGGAGGCGGCGCGATCAAGACGGCGACTCGCATCGAAATAGTGCCGATGGTGGCGAATAGTGACAGCGGCAGCGCGGGTTGAGATACCGAACAAGTTGATCCCGGTGTTCACAGGCCGGGCAGACGTTCGTGGCGCGCATGGTGGACGCGGTAGCGGCAAAACAAGATCGTTCGCTGCAATGATCGCCGTGCAAGGCTACAAGTTCGGCATGGAAGGGCAGAAGGGCATCTTGCTCTGTGCCAGGCAGTTCATGAATTCGCTGGATGATTCGAGTCTTGAGGAGTGTAAGCGGGCTATTGAGGATCATCCTTTTTTGGCTGATTACTACGAGATCGGCGACAAGTACATAAGGTCAAGGGATGGAAATATTCAGTTTGCATTTGCTGGCCTTGACAGGAACATCGCAAGCATCAAGTCGAAGGGGCGCATTTTGATTTGCTGGGTAGACGAGGCTGAGCCGGTGACTGATGAGGCGTGGACTACACTCATTCCGACACTGAGGGAAGAGGGCAGCGACTGGAACGCGGAGCTGTGGGTAACGTGGAACCCGAAGCGCAAGAAAGCGAGTGTAGAAAGCCGATTTCGCTACAGCATTGATCCGCTGGTAAAACTGGTGCAATTAAATTGGCGCGATAATCCAAAATTCCCGGCAAAGCTGGAGCGCGAGCGCAACAGAGACTTGAACGAAAGGCCCGAACTGTATCCGCATATTTGGGAGGGCGAGTTTGCTACCGTGGTTGAGGGAGCCTATTTTGCTGCGGACATCATCAAGGCAAAACAGGAAAACAGGATAAACGTAGTCGTGCCAATTGATCCGCTGATGACTATTCGACTGTTTGCCGACATCGGCGGAACTGGTGCAAAAGCTGATGCGTTCGTGATCTGGTGCGTGCAGTTTGTGGGTCTTGAGATTCGCTGTGTTGATTATTATGAGGCCGTTGGCCAGCCCCTTGCAGCGCATTTGGCGTGGTTGCGCGGAAAAGGTTATACGCCCGATGTTGCTCAATTCTGGCTCCCGCACGATGGCACTACAAGCGAGAAGGTTTACGCGGTCACTTATGAGGGCGCACTTCGTCAAGCAGGCTACACGGTCACGACAATCAAGAACCAAGGCACTGGCGCTGCAAGAATGCGTATAGAGGCAATTCGTAGGCGGTTTGCGGCCTGCCGGTTTGATGAGAAATGTCAGCCAGGGGTTGAGGCATTGGGTTTCTACCACGAAAAAGTCAGCAAAGAACGCGACATTGGACTAGGCCCTGATCATGATTGGTCAAGCCATGCTGCGGACGCATTTGGTCTGTGCTGCATCGTGTATAACGCGCCGGAAATTGACGCAGGCGATGAGCCAGAAGACCGCTATCACACAAACAGGCACGACTCTAATAGCTGGATGACGGCATGAAAATAGATATGGACGAAAGCCTACAAGCATCAAAAGACCGGGTTGCTGAATTTCTGAACGCTACCCAGGATGCTAGAGCTATCTCTGAAAAATGCCGTGATTACCGGGACAACAAGCAGTGGACCGAAGAGCAGATAGCTCAGTTGGCGAAACGCAGGCAAGCGCCGATCATTGATAATCGAATCAAGCCGAAGATTGAGTCATTGAAGGGGCTAATGATTCAGCGCCGAGGCGATCCGAAGGCATACCCTCGCACGAAAAAGCATAACGAAAGTGCTACGGTGATTACCGATGCTTTGCGATATGTGAATGATGCCGCAGATATGGACGACATAGAGTTGTCAGTTTTCGATAATGTGATTGTCGAGGGATATGGCGGGGCAATCGTAGACATTGATGTCAGGCGTAATGGCGTCGAAATTCTCCCTACCCTGATTCCATGGGACAGAATCTATTTTGATCCGCACTCCCGCCGCCAAGACTTCAAGGATGCTCAATACATGGGAATGGTCATGTGGGCGGATAGCGATGTGGTTTTGTCGATGTTCCCTGATTCGGCTGATGTCATTAAGTCATGCGAAAGCGCCGGCTCTTTGGATGACACTTTCGACGACCGACTAGACTGGACTGAAGACGACAATGGCCGTAAGCGTATTCGGCTGGCGCATGAGTTTTACCAGCTTGATGGCGTTTGGATGGAGTGTGTATTCATCGGCAGTGGGTATTTGGTAGAGCCGCAGGAGTCTTCATATCTGGATGAAGATGGTAAACCGACTAACCCTATTGAGTTGGTGGGGGCGCACATTGACCGCGATAACAACAGGTTCGGCGAGGTTGTTTACTGGATTGATCCGCAGAATGAGATTAATCATCGCCGATCCAAGTTTTTGCACTTAATTAATTCTCGGCAGACATTTGGCAGGAAGGGCGATCAGCAGGACGTTAAAAAGATCAAGCAGGAATTGGCAAAACCTGACGGCCACGTTGAGTTTGTCGGTAACAAGTTTGGCGATGACTTCGGGATTATCCCGACTGGGGATCTTGCAAATGCTCAATTTCAGTTATTGCAGGAATCGAAAGCAAGTCTTGATGCTGTGTCATTTGATGCAAAACTTGAAGGTATGAGCCAGCAAAGTCTTTCTGGTGTTGCTGTGAACTCGCTGCAAACTGCTACGCTGATGGAAGTTGCGCCGTTGCTGTCAGCAATGACGAACTGGAAAAAACGGGTATTCAAGCAGGTCTGGTATCGAATCAAACAGCACTGGAACACTGAAAAGTGGGTAAGGGTAACGGACGATTACGGCCAGTTGCGATGGGTTGGGCTTAACATCCAGATTCCCAGACAGCAGGAAATGGAGGACTTTATCAATGATGAGTCCAATGACTACCAGTCGCGCCAGCAGGCCGCATTGCTGTTACAGCAAATGCTCCAGACAAATGACCCAAGGCTTGCTGAGGTTGTCACTACTAAGAATCCAGTCCCAGACTTGGATATGGATATTATTGTAGAGCAGTCTACTAATGCGATTACAGCACAGCAGGAGCAATTCAGGTTGTTGGCTGAATTGGCGCAAGCTCGCCCTGGGGAAGTGCCGTTCAAGTCTCTGCTTAGACTCTCAGAGCTACGCGATAAAGATGACGTGATAAAAGACATTGAGGCAAGAGAGCAGGCGGCATTGAAGGCACAGGCTCAAAACGCCGAACTTGAAACTATGGATAAGCAAGTCACAATTGAAGGAAAGCAAATTATTAATCAGAAAAATGCTGCCATGATTGATGGTGAGGTTGCCAAAACCACGAAAACCAACATGGATGCAATTAGCCAGAATATTCAGAATCACAATTTAGTAATGAAGCCAGACCAGACGCCGCAGGTTAGCGTATGACATTCGGGCTTGCAGTTTTTGTAATCATTGCAATAGCAGTAATTTGCGATGACTAAACGGGATGCCGCCGACCGGGCAGAATGTGACGCCAACATATGGGCGAGGAGTAAAGCATGAGTGAGCTAGATCAATTCCTTGAAACGTCCGCAGAGGAAGTGGCAGCGCCGCCTGAACAACAGGCACAGGCAGTTGCCGCTGATGATCCTGAGGACAAGGGCAAAATTCCCGCTGAGATGCCAGCAGCGACAAAGGATGAATCGGCTAAACCAGACGCTGAAAAGCACTGGTCGGAAGCGGCTTATTACGATGAGAAGCGCAAGCGCAAAGAGTTGCAGGAAAAGCTAGAAGCACTGGAGAAGTCAAACCAGAAGCAGGATGAAGGCCCAGATTTGTTTGTTGATCCCAAAGGATTTACTGAGGGGTTAAAAAATGATCTGAAAAACACCTTGCTTCATGAACGCATAAACCTGAGTCGTGAGCTATTGATGGAAACGAAACAGGATTATGCGGAAAAGGAGGCTAAGTTTGTTGAGTTGGCGCAAGCCAATCCAGCCTTAGTATCTCAGATGAATTCCAGCGCAAACCCTGCAAAGTTTGCCTACGATCTGGCCAAGAAAGAGCTTGAGAAAGAGGCCAAGCTTAAATTGGTTGAGGAAATAGGCGACATTGAAGCCTTCAAGCAAAAGCTACGGGATGAAATCCTGGCTGAAGTGAAGGGCAGCGGTGCGAGTCCCATTGTTAAGAAGCCGTCATTAGCAACTGCGAACGCGGCCAAATCGAATAACGCAACCACAGGCACAACGCTTGAGGATATTTTCGATAGATGACCAGCGTTCGCCAATGTAAAGGTTCATTACAATGGCAAACACAACTGTTCATAGTTCAAATGTAGTAACAAACTGGCTCAAAGATTTTTTCATTGAGTACATTCGCAAGAACAGATTTTCCAATTACATTGGAACGTCTGGTAATAACATTATCATCATCAAGGAGGATCGTCAGACCGTTTCCATTCCGCTTGTAACCAAGCTGGTTGGCGATGGCGTGAGCGGTTCACAAACTCTTGATGGTCAAGAAGAGTCCATTAACAACTTTGCGTTCACCCTGACGCCT